GACCCGGCTGGCCCTGACCCGGCTGGCCCTGACCCGGCTGGCCCTGACCCGGCTGGCCCTGACCCGGCTGGCCCTGACCCGGCTGGCCCTGACCCGGCTGGCCCTGTTCAGGCTGGCCCTGTTCTTGCTGAAAATGCCGCAGCACTTCCTGCAAGTCGGCGTTTGGCCCAAACCGGCGAGCCATCCGGTCGAGCCATCGCCGCGCGTCCGGCGTGACGCCGCGCTCGCGGCAGCGTTCGCATGAGCACATCTCGCCGATCGACCCGTCCGGGTGCGCGGCGGGTTTTTCGTAGGGCCGCCGCGCACCCAGATGCCCGACGCGATCGCGCGGGAGGCCCTCGGCAAGGGCGGCCAGCCCGTCGCCACGCCGCGGCCGCGCGATCCGCGCAGCGGCTGAAAAAAGCCGCTGCATCTGCCGCAATGTAGGCATACTTTCTTTCCTCCGCTGCGGGAAAAAACGAAGGGGCCCGACTCATCCCGCTATGAGTCGGGCCCCGTAAAATCACCCACGCCGAAATTCACCGTACAACGTCGCGCCGGGGGCGTTAAACTCCCGATTCAACATTGCACGGTCCTTTTCGTGCTTGACGAGAAACCCGTCAAGCAGCGCCTCGGTATCGTCTGCTGACGACACCAAGGTTCGGCACCGCAGGAGTTCACGCAACTCCTGCAGTGAGGGCTTTGACTCGCCCTTCGTGCGGATGACGTTCGCCATCCGTACGACAAGGCGGCAGGCCGCCCCGGTCGCTCCGGTGCTCTTTCGCAGCACGTCGACCTCGACGTTCTCCGGAAGGAACTCCATCACGACGCGGAAGCACCGCCGCTTCACGGCGTCGGGAATGTCGGCCTCCTCGTTGGCGGTGAGCACAACGAAAAGACGCCGACAATCCGCCTGATGCATTTGGTGTCGTGCATCCGGCACCCGCCCGTGCTGGAGAAAATCCAGAATGAGCGGGTAAAATCTCGCCCCGGCCTTCTCCACCTCGTCGAGCGTCACGACGACATCGCCGTGTCGTGACGCCTTGACGGCGCGGAGCAAGTTGCCGTCAAGGTACGCCTCGTCGGCGTCCTTGACGCCGACCGCGACCCGCCCGACGTCGATACCCTGATTCACCTCTTCGGAGGTGAGCCATGAATGGCAGGGTATGAAAAAGTGCTTTGCATTCCGGCCTTTGGCAAAACATTCTCCGAAGAATGTCTTGCCCGTGCCGGGATGCCCGACCATCATCGCCGCCCGGAGGGTCGCCGTAATGGCGGCGAGGAATCGCGCGGCGAGCAACTCGCCGCGCCGGGCGTGATAACCCGGCAAAAGATCGGCAACCGTCGTCGTCATAAAAAACCTCCTTCATAAGAGTTAAACCGAACACAACAAATATGCCGTTCTTTTGTCATTTATTTAGCGCAGGCGCTGATAGATAAAAAAAACTCGCAGAGCACGGAATCCCACCGTGTTGACTTCGTCGCGATCTTGTCACGACTGGCCAGCGCTTTTGTAAACAACGTTTCGGCTGGCGGAAACGTGGGGATTGATATTTCTCGTGGTTAGCGCTCAATCCAACGCCCAAACCACGCCCGGAAATTTACCGGGTTTACCGACAGCCTAAATCGTGCGAGTATCTCCCCGAAGGGCCTCACACGATGACGCAGAACCGACTGTCGGATCGGTTCTGCCAATGTTGCGCACGCTTCCTCAACCAGAGCCCGAAAGATGGTTTTCGTTGACCTGCAGTTGTCAACTCAAAAGGATTTTGCCCTTTGACCAACCGTGTCTCAATGACGGCTGATCGCCAAGCCGGGGGCGTGGTGCTCCCGATCAGAATGTCGTCGTCATGGCCGTCCGTTAGAACGACAGGCTCGACTTCGACTCAAACCCAATCTGGTGGGTTCCAACCTTCTCAGCCCTTGGAATGAGGTTGGCTCTCGCTGATAACCCAAGCGATGAAGGGTAAAGTCCGCCTGTGGGAGTTGAACCCACAAAACCTCTGGCGGCGCAGACAACAACAGTGGCGGCTTGTTAAGCCCTACGGAACTTCCCCGTAGAATTACACCGGACTTATCCGGCTTCAGCGGTAGCAAACCGCGTGCTTGTCTGAGTATCGTGCTGACAAGCGGAGCCCGGGTGGACGGCAGCGATGCTGCTCTTCACCGATGGAGATTTTGACGATCTCCGCCGGCTACTTTCCACCTCAACAAGAAGGATTGCTAGTCCTTCTCGTTGCCGGACGACCCGTCACTCCCCTTCGGGCGGCGCGGCTGACGCCGCGATCCCGTCGGGTTCGTGATGGGTCGCTTGATCCACCCGGCCACTTGGGCCGACCGGGTGATCAACCGGCACCGACGTCGCGAAGCCATGTACATGACTCCTCGGTCCTTTTATCGCGGGACGCGGCGCCTTTTCTGCCCTGTTCACGGTCACTTAAAAGTGCCGGCACTCAGGGCTTTGCGGGGGTCAAGGAACTCCCCGTAAGCAGATACGTATATCTGCCTACACTTTATATGCCGCGTTTTTTGCGTTTATTTAGCAACAGCGCTGATAGTTAAAAGGAGGCGGAAACACGGGGCCGAAGCCCCGGCATTTCCGCACTCCTTTTCATTCACCGCCCGTCGCGTTCACCGCCCGTCCTTGGGCGGTCGCAGCATCTCGTGCTGCGTGGCGGCATACCGCCACAGCGCGGCCACGATCGCGACCGCCGGCAGCGTGCCGGCATCGAGGTCGGCAACCCGCCGACGTCCGAGCCACCGCACGATGCGGCGGCCGACCACCTCCCCGCCGACCTTCATATCGCACTCCCGCAGGAGCGCGACGTCCGCCGCGGCGCGGCGCTCGGCGAGGATCGCGTCCGCCTCGCCGTCGCCAATCCGGCGGTTCAGTTCGGCCCGGAGGGCGTTTCTGGCCTCCTGTCGACACTGGAGCGCGGCGAGGCGACGCGCGGCGGCGGCCTCGTTGGCCGCCTTCTTGGCGGCGTCACGCGGCCGTCGGACGCGCAGGCGGGGGACAACCGGGGTCTTCTTCTTGTCGGACTTGGACATGTTTATGTCCTCCTGTGGCGTGAGTGTACGAGCCGCCAACTATTAACCCATTAACGCCAGCGAAATTGCTAACATTAAACGGTACACTCAATGTATATGCCGTGTTTTTTACCGAGTTTTAGCGCCGTACAAATATGTTGTGTTTATCGGACACAACGCGGCGTTATGTCTGATTTATCAGACGAACTGATATCTAAAAAAAAGCCGCCCCATTTCTGGGGCGGCCAATTGCCGGGCGACGCCTAACTCACGGCGGCGCGCCGGCTCAGTTCATCGACGGGTCGCCGCCCGTCTTCGGGCGCGGAGCGGCTGGCTTCTTCGCCGTCGTCGCCGATTCCGCCGGCACGTTCTCCAGCAGCCACTCGGCGATGTGGCCCTCGTCGACGTCGTCGAGGAGCGCTCGGAACATGCCGTCGATAAACGGCAGTTCCACCTTCAGGGCGTCGCGGATTCGGATCAGTTCGTCGCGCGATTCGCCCGGCTTGGCGGCCTCGATGCACGCATCGATCGCCGCCCCCGCGTGACAGATCGCAGACATGGCGTCGCCCGGAATCGTCGCCGTCTTGATTACCACCCACATGTGGGTGGCCTGCTTGCGCAGTTCTTCGGGCACGCCGAGTTCTTGCGCCTTGATAAGGGGATGCTGGATGCCCTTTTCGAGCATTAACTTAATGACGCCCAAAGCCCACGTCGTCGCGGGCGAAACACTCGTCATGATCGCGTCTCCTCAAGTTTGCTCTGCTCAATACCGTATCAAGCAGAGCAATAAATATGACGCGTTTTTGCCAGAAATTTATCTAGTAGCGAATTCGAATCGCATCGGTGTAGGCGCTGTACTTGTAATTTGACGATACCTCGCCGTAGCAACTTTCGAGGTTAATGCTGGCTTTTGTGGCGCGCACCCATTCGCGATACGCCTGCCAACGAGTCTGCCCGGCGCGCTCGTAACTGGCTTCTTTATTCTGATCGTCAACTGCAACACCGGCGGCATTGTAACTTAACTGATTGCGCCGAAACTGCTCCGCGACCATCAGAAACAAATTCGCGCAAATACCTTCAAGCCAGTGATAGCGAAACGGAAAACTCTGCGTGGTGTAAATTAAATCTAGTGGCGGCGGAATTTCGTTCCAATACTGAATCGGCCGCGCAATCGCTAGAGCAATCTCGGCGTCGTCAAACATGATGTTGTCAATCAGAAAACTTTCAGACGGGCTGGAGTCGCGCAAGTGTAAACGAATTTCTGCGATGCTCGGGGGCCCGCCAACTGACGTTTCTGAACCAAACGTGCTGCGATTAATGATGACATAAAACGTGTTGGAAAAAACTACGCATGGTTTGTCGGCGTTTTCGGCAGCCACGTTGATCAGCGCCATCTCGCCATAATAAATGCCCGGAATACCGACCATGTTTTTCGTCAAGTTGACTTTTACCTTGCCGGTGGCCGCATCTACGATTATCGCGTCGAGTGACTGCACTGCGCGTGTATTTCCAAGCGCTAGTTGTTCTTTTAACCGCAATACAATTTTTAATGCGCCGGGAGGGGCTGTTATCTCACAGGGCCTTAAATCTACTGGCGCACCATCTTTATCGTGCATCTGCCATTCAATCTCGGCGCACTGGCCCTGCGACAACGACACGGCGCGCATTTTCGACAAATTGGGTTGCGCATTTACATGCGTAATCGGCGCGCTGATGACGTTCTGACCCGCACACGGAACCGGAGTTAAAGAAATTGATGTGTTTGGAAGGTCGCAACATTGGACCAACGGATGCGACGTCGGTGTAGCGATAACAGCCATGTAAGACTCCTTTTCTGTCAGTATACAAAAAAAGAAAGCCCGCCGTTAAACACGGCGGGCTCTCTAATTTGCCACAAAAAAAAATCAGGCGTCGTTGGCGTTGAGGTCGCCTTCGATGAAATCTCCGCCACCCGTGTAAGAGGGCGCGGTAGTACCGAGTTCTTTCGTCGACGCCATAGCGAGTTCCCGGGTTACGTCGCCGCTTTCGCTGAGCAAGTATACCGACGGAGACTTGACAATTTGAAGATGTCCGGCGATCAACGCACGCTCTAACGCTTGAAATTTGCGTTTCGATCGTTGCCCGCCGAGTTGGGCTACCAAGTCACCGGGTACGGTGTATGTGGCGTTATTTTCGAGTTCGCGGCCGTGTTCGCCGAGAAAACCGAAAACACGTTTCACGCCTGAAACGTTTTTTACGGTCGTGTAAAGGTCAGTCGTGTTGGGCATTTTACTCTCCGTGTTATTCTTGCTGGAGCGCCGCAGCCGCGGCCGCTTGAAGCGTTAAAACTGCGTTGGCAATTTCCGGCTCATCGGCGGCTCGCGCCGCGCAACGAGCAAACGCCGCTTGTTTTTCCGACACCTGCGGGCCGGCACCGGCCGCATTGAGGAAATAATCGAGTTGCTGATTAACAGCAGCCATCGAATTACTCCTCGCAGCGGCAGACTTTTCCTGCTCCGCGGTGTAGAGCACGTGCAACTTATGGGCGGCGGCCCACATTTCGCCGGCTTCCTCTTCCGATTGCGGCACAACGCCGTGCGCCGCCAACTTTTCGAAGAAATACGGCGCGGCTACCCGGGCTACGATCGTAGCGTAGGCTTCATCAGCCGCTTGTTTAATGTGATCCATAATCTAGTGCTCCTGTAATGCGGCTCAGACAAACTTAACCTTGGCAAGACCATTAGTATGGCCGAACGACCCGCCCTGCGTGTTGTAGGCGAAGTATTCGAGCATGTAAGCCTCCCGACGAATGTACATCGTGGTGGGCTCCAGTTCGTAATTCTTGCCGATGAACTTGGGCGACGCAAACTGGTACATGACGTCATCCTCGACGAGATCGCGCTTGATCGTGACGATCCAGCGGCAGTTGAGGAAATTCGTCTCGGCCCAGCCGTTTTTGATGATGTCTTGCGAGAAATCACCGCCCATCTCTTCGCGACCGAATTTGAGCAATTCCTTGATCGTGATGTTATTCACAAGGCACGTTTCAACTTCGAAATGCGACGGCGTTTTCGGCATAACCTTCAACGAGTCAACCAGCGTTTCGCGAGTGATGCCGCCGTTGATTTCAACGTTCTGCGGAACCTCAGAAAGCGGATTGGCGGCGTTCAACGGACCGACCGCGACGTCCATTGCCTGAATGAACTTCGAGTCTTCTTCGGCGAGCATGTCCTTGATCATGTTGTCGCTGAGCACCTGACGAATGTCGATGACATACGTCCGGAGTTCGTCGACGTCTTTCACAGCGCGCGGAGACACGATGCGATCAAACATGACGCGGTAACGCGGGCCGCGGATGTAGAAGTTCGTCGGAAGCGTGGCGAACGGAATCGACACGGCGGCCGGCGAATCGGGTTCTTTATCGACAATCTTGACCGGTTTGTCGGTGTCGACCTGACGGTCCAACTCGTCGTTGGTTATCGTCAGCGGCGGCATAATCCGGCGATAAAACCCGTCTTCACGCATCTTGGTGCGCGTAAAATCATTTACGGCATCAATAGCCTGCTTCTGCATGCCGGGTGTATCGAGTTGCTCGAAGAGCGTTTCGTTCAGCAGTTGAACTTCTTGTTCAGTGGGCATTTTAAGAACCTCCATGTTCTGCAAATTTTAAAGGTGAGTTCACGGCGCCCAGTTCGTGGCGCCGGGCAGCCACACGCACCAGAACGACAGGGCTTGAATTCCGTGGTGGTTCTTGCCAGCGCCGCTGGAAACAACACCCACGACCGGAGTGACATACTGCGTTACGCTTTCATTCGTCAGCCGACCGTCCGTAGCCGCAGGAGTTGCCGTACGGGTCGCCGTCAGCAAATCGCCGGGGTTGTAGGTCTGACCGGTGACAAATTCAGTCGTCGAGATTTCGTAACCGCCCGTGGCGACAAGGCCGGAAAGTTTTCCGGTCGGCGCGACTGCGATGTGCATAAAATTACCGGCGGCAGTTGTGCCGGGGTTATTTACGTCAGCATCGTCGGTTCCGTTAAGTAAGAAAATAGCCGGGCAGGTCTTGTGCGCCCCGGGAACGAATTCGCCGTTGGTATCGACGTGAACCGTCCGTCCGCGCTTCAGCAAAAAGTTGGCCGACCGCAACGATGCGGCGAGTTTGGCGCTGTAATCCAGCGACGCCATATCAAACCAACCTTTTTTGACATCCAGTCCGTGTTCGGTCAGTAAACCGGGGGGGCTCGACAGCGACATGTTTAAACCTCCATGTTTGGAAATTTTAGTGTATTACTCAGGCAGTGGGTGGATTCAAACCAAGACCCGTGAATAACTTCACGTCGGACGCCTTTAAACGTCCATCCCGGGCACCCACGTACCCGTTCGTCAAACTTGCGGCCGGGTCGTAACCCGCTGTTTTCTGCTGGCCGACCGGTGTGCCCAATCGAGCCATTTCGGCGGCATTTTTATGCGACGCCAATTTTGTGACTAATTCAAGCGTTTTTACGGGGTCTTGAAACGCTTTTTCGAGGGCTTCCTTTTGGTGCGCCTCGATGCGCTCGTTGTCGACGCACGCTTTAACGGCCTGCGGAATCAGTTCGGCAATTTTCCGCTGCTGTTCTTCGCGGTGCTGTAATACCGCCGCGGCTTTCGTCAGCGCCGCATCGGAATAACCGATGTAGTCGATGACTTTTTGCACGAGCGTGTTGTTGTTGTCTGCGGACATTAAAACCTCCGTAAATTAACGATTGAGAAGTTCGATTACGTGCTGCTTCATGTTGTCACGAAGTTCGCGAGCACGCTTGGTGCGGGCTTCTTTTAACTGAAAACGGCCGGCGCGTTTGAAATTAATCACCGCACGGCCGATGTCGTTTAAATCACGAGCGGCGGCCATTTTCGGCTCCATGGCGGGAGCCGGTGGCGGCATTCCGCCACCCATTTCGCCGCCCACGCCGCCTTCGGCTCCGCCACCGCTGACGGCCGCCATTAATTCTTCAGGCGAAATGCCGAGTTCTTCGAGCGCCATGGCGAGTTCCTGTACGGCTTCTTCTTCTGAAGGCTCGCCCATGCCCCCGCCCATGTCTCCGCCCATGTCTCCGCCCATCATGGCTTCTAAGCCCGGAGGAGCGTCGCTGGCGCCAGATGCGGCATCGCCCGGAACGTCATGATCTTCGCCTTCGGCCGCCTCTTCTAAAGCGTCGTTGGCCCGTTTTTGTCCTGACAAATATCCGAGCAACAGGTCGGCCATAACGTCGGTATCGCGAAGTGTGTTTGCGCACACTTCTTGAACAGCGGCTTCCGCCGCTTCCTTTTCAACACCAGCCGCGGCGGCAATTTCATAGCCGGCCTTGAACGCGGCTTCTTTACCGGCGCGCAACGCGGCGAGATCAGAACCCTCAATTTTGCCGTCATTATCAACGTCGAGTTTGTGTTGATCGCCCTTCAGATTGCCCTTGTCGTTTTTTTCTTTGTGTTTTTTCAATGCCTCCGGCATTTCTGATTGTTTGGTGAGTTTACCGGCGCCAAAATTAATCAGATTAGCGAGGATATCGTTGCCAAGGTCGCCGCACATGGCGCGGGCTTCTTTAAACGATACGCTGCCGTACTTTTCGCCGTCCGTTGTCTTAGCCGGATGCGAAGTACCGGGATCGTCTTTTGTGCCCTTGTAATCTTTTTCAATTGCCGGGTCTTCACCGACCGCGGACGAATTTGTATTAAGATTTAACTGGACATCGTCCTGCCGGCCTTCCTGCGACATTTCAGGTGTGTTGTCGACGGCGAGCGCGCCCTGCTGTTCTTTGATGTCGGCCTCGTACTCGCGGATGCGCGCACCTTCCGGAGCGTCCTGCACGCGATTGTCGGTATGCGCCGACGGATGCGACGACGCGCCCATGTATCCGCCCGGATCGCTCGGCACGGGGCCTGCAGATTTTTCAGCGGCGGTCTTACTCTGCGAAATTTCTTCCGCGAGGGCGTTTAATTGCGCAAAAAGTGAACGTTGCATCCGTGCCATGTTTCTCTCCTTTGAGGCGTAATCGTCCAAACGATTAGCGTCTTACATAGTGTAATTTTGCAATACGCAATGGTCAGTTGTCAACAAACAATTCGAATTTTTACGCGCGGCAGCGTAAGCCGCAACCTTGTACAACGCGTAATGTTTTGCCAACAGTGTTTCAGCGGTACCAACTTGCGCCGCGGCTACAACTGCTTTTCCGGGCGTTGCGCCACGTAACGCGGCCGCATACGCACGTTTCTCTATATCATTGTGCAATAAACTTCGGGAGTATGCAACTTTTTCTGCCCATATACGAATATTCATCGGCGCAGAGTTGGCGGGATAAAACTGATTTCCCGCCAAATCATCGATAATACCGGGGTCGCGCGCTAATTTTTCAAACATACCCGGCAGCGCACCCGCGACAGCATAAACAAGTTTGTCGCTTGCTGTTTTTAACGTCATTTCCAAAAAATCGCGCAAGTTCAAAATGACGCCTCGGTCCGCAAGCGCACGACAAACCTCGGCCAGTTTGAAGAACTGCGCGTCGCGAAAATTAAACGGCTCTTTGGCGGCTTCTGCGGCGGCCATTTGCGCCCAACCGGCCATTTTTTCTGATTGAAGCCGCCGTTCGGTGTCGGCGAGTTCTTGCAACGCGGAAAGTTGTTCGTTTACCCGTCGCGAAACCGCGCCTTGTTTTTCAAAGTCTAGCGGCGCCGTAACACCCATTTGTTCTGCGAGTTCAGCGCCGGAAACAACGTGCGCGCTGGCGGCTTTTTCTAAATGGCCGCACACATACGCAATGCGATCAGCCGGGCGAAATACGTGTGAAATATCGAAGAACGTCGGATTCGGATTGTCGGCGTGCAGTACGTGTCCGTCGGCCAGAACCTTACCGATGTTTCTTTTCAATCCGCCGGCTTTACAGTGCCCACCATTTTCGATGGCGTCACAATACTCATTACGGGTCCGCGCCAAATTGCCGCAGGACGAACATTTGTCGAACGGAATCTTGCACGCCATCGATACCGCAATGTCTTTATCGTTTGCAAGTTTTTCCAGTTCTTTATCGGCCAACAAACCGCCATTGCGTTCTGCCGCTTCTTTACTGCCGTTCAATGCGCAGATTAATTCGATGCGCTTCATAGACTCGTTGTAGTGCGACGCTTTGACAATTCCGAAACTCTTGGCGGGATTTTTATTGGCGTGATCCCGATAAAACCGCGCAAATTTCTCAAACGTCTGGTGGTAGTCGCGGCAGCAGTTTCGCGTAAATCCGTCACCATTGCGATTTGGGCCGTAATCCTCAGTGGCGCCAATCGCGATGAGATGAACCGGAATTTCATCTTTGGCGAATTTAATCGTTGAGATTTTTTCGGCGAACTCGGCTCCGGCTCGTTTTATGAAAGCCTGTTTGTCGTGGCCCAACAGCCCGCGATTTGACAGTTTGATTTGCGCGGCGGCGGGTTCGCTAAAATCTTGCGCGCCGCTTTGAATGACTTTAATCATGCTCATAATGCAAATCTCTTATGCCAGCCGTTTAAGTCCAAATTGCCTATCTGCGCCCGCCCGGGCGCGGTCTGCTATCACTGCTGACGCGGGGTTGTACAAGGTCTTTTTCAAACTTCAAACCTTCTAAATGCAACTTGTTCATTTCGTGCTTCATTTTTTCCATATCCATCAATTGCTTGACGTCAAAATCGGCCATCTGCCCGGCTTCCAATCTTTTTCGCAAAACAGCCTGCATTGCGCCCGGCGACTTCAGCAATTCAGGTGACACACTAGCGATATCGTTGAACGCCATCGCAACTTCGCGCGGATCGTGGCCGGAAATAACATCGTCGTTGATCATGAGATCGTGCAACATTCCGCGCATTTGAATGTTGTCTAATTCGATTTCGTGGTCGGGCGCGCTTAGGCTGTTGTATAAATCTACTGAACTCGGCGTTCTTTCCTTTTTTCCCGACCCCAAAGCGAGTTGACGCGCCGCATATAACGAATTGCTCGCCGGGTTTTCTCCGGTGAGCATTGACTGTGCGGCTAGGATAGGGCTTTCCAGAAATGTAGGCTTAGGAGTCGGGGGCGGCGTCGGTGGCGGTGGCGGCGGACTAGCCGCGTTTTTTTTTAATGTCAGCGGTTTTTCTTCTAGTGCTGTCAGAATGGATTCTGTAAGAATCTCTGGTGCTTTTTTCTTTTCAAATTGTGCTGTTTTGACAGGCGTGACCGCGGCGCTTAAATCGAGATATTCACCGACTTTTTGCAACGTATCCTGCACTAACTGATAGATCGCGTGCTCGCCGAAATATGTTTTTGAATCGTCCGCTTGTTTTGTGAAATGCGGATACACTTCGGCGACTTTGTCCAACACGCTAAGACCAGTCGCGCCGAAACGCAATTCGACCTCGCGCCGTGCGGATTGAAACGGCATGTTTCCGGGGCGCCGAAAATAATCAGCCACGGCGTCGAGTTGCTGGGCTGCTTTTTGTTGCGCCATAAACGCAGCGCGACGCGTTTCTTCAGCCGCGCGCAGGGCCGCCATTTTTTCGCTGTGCGCCCGCTGCACTTCAAATTTCGGATCGCGAGGTGGCGGCGTGTATGTTTTTTCTGGCAACGGGCGTTTTAGCGCGGCGGCTTTTTGCAGGTCAGCGTTTCGCCGCGCAATGGCCGCCTTGGGCGACAATGCGTACTCGGTAGAGACGATTGTGTCGGCGCGCAGATCGGCGGACGTTTTTACCTCATCCGGATATAACGCTTTCAATACTGTATGCGCGTCAGCAAGATTGAAGTCGGCGGCCTTCTCCAACATGTTGTCGCCCTGTTCGCGTTGCCGCGTCGTGCGCCCGGTGTTGTAGGCGTGCACCATTAAATTCACATGTCCGGCTGGTACATTTGTTTCGCCGGCGCTTTTGATAATGGCGTCATTTGGGCTCAAGCCGTCGTTGACATATTCCGCGGCTTTTTCGATGGCGGCGATGAGTTTTTTTTCTGCTGTTTTGCTTAACGGAGTCATTGGCCTTCCCCCGGATATTTCAAATTGCTTAAATCAGCGGTGTTGTCAAGTTTGCCGCCGGTTGCAACGATCATCATTTCGTCGTGGCGCAATTCTGCAGCCTGAGTATCAAATGGTAACATTTTCGCATCAACGGAGTCTATTTTCGTTCCGATTTTAAACGGTAGCGCCGTTAACATGGCGCCGATATTTTCCACAATCGATGTCTGGGCTTTACTGGCGCTGTCTGTAGTGCGTTCCACCTCGACGTATTTCACAAACGAGTCAATAAGCGCTAATTGCGTATGGGGTGTAACGGGCACGGTCAACGTCGCCAGCGCCGCTTTGTACTTCATCGAATTAATAGCGAAATCCTGAAAGAATCCAGACACGGCATCGGGCGAGTTCGGTTTACTGATCGCAACGCACCGGCTCATAGCGGCGTCCAGTACGTGCGGCCCGCCGTTGAAACCGAGCATTTTCCACAACAAGTCGTAATGGCGCTCTTGTAATCCGCGGCTCACCGCATCCGCCATTATAACATTCAACACGTAGTCTTTATTGCACAATTTCTCGCGCACATCGAAAAAAACATTAACATACGCCGTGACGACTTCGGGTCGGGTGCCAAGTTTTTCAGCGATTTCTTCGTCTGTTTCTTCTGCCAACACGCGCGCCTCAACCGCCCAACGCGTCGGCATTTTTTCTTCGGTCCAGATCGCGTGCGCCCAAAATATGTCTTCATCGCGGAGCATCGCCGCGTACAAGGCATCTGGGCGTTGATTCGCGCGGTCGACGCGGCGCTTTACGCGCAGCGCCCGTCGAATCCATTGATAGCCATCCGGACCGTCAAGATTTCGTTTGGCGGCCGGCCCTCCGGCGTCGATTTGGACGGCGCGCAGCCAGCGCCAATGCGGCGCCCGGCGCGGATTATTTTGGAACGCGTTCAGCATACGGCGTCACTGCAGATAGATACCATCGATGGTGACGGAGAAGACAAAATTTTTCGCGCCAGACCCGCCCGGCGTAATTTTCAGATACAAAAACCGCTGGCCGTTACTTGGCGTACCATCTCGATTCAAATACGAAAATTCAACGTCCGGCGCGTTGGCTGTTGTTTCGCCATTGGCAATGCTGAATTCTGTGAGCACAAACTGCGCTTCCGGCAACAGGCTGTTGGGCGGCGTGCTCTGATTGCTGTTCAGAACTTTGCACGTGGCGCCATTGTTCGCGCCGCTGGTTTGCACCAGCGTGTACGCACGCAGCACGCCTCGATACGGCATCGGAATCGGCACCAGCGTGGTTTCGCCGCCGGAGGCCGAAAATTCTTTTGTGCCCGACCAAACTGTACTTGCCATAAATCACCTTACACAGAAGCAGTCGAACCAATATCGGCATCACTGTCGGTTTCTTCCGGATACGCTTCAATCGTTTTCTGCTTGAGGAACAGAATTACGTCGCCGATCATCTCAAAGGCATTGCGCAGCGAATCTTCCAGTTCCGGCATATCAGCCTTACCATAACGTTCAGCAAACCGATCGCCGTGCCAGTAAAACATAAACAAAATACGACCAATACGATCGAGACCCTTGGTCAGATCGCCCATGTACCGGTCGACCAGTCCGTCGTCGCGCACAGCGCGCAACATGGCGCCAATCATGGCCGTATCGAACACGTCGCGCTGGCCGGATTCCGCAGCCTGCATGATTTTTTTAACAACTGGATCATCTAATTCAGTGTTCGGATTGTAAATACTGCGGTCGGTTTGCGATGCCGACATGCCCGACACCGGTACGCCGACGTCGATGCCGAGTTGTGTCGGAACGCTGGTGCCCATAATGCTTTCGCCGCCCATCACAGGGCCGGGGTCAGTTGGTCCGCCGGGTGCGTTCTGCACCATCATGGGCGGGCCGTACGGATTCGCATATTTCACACGGCACGCAAACTTTTTCTTGTCCGCCGCTTGTTTCAGAATTTCACGCGCCGTGTCTTCGCGAAAACCATGTCGAGACACCAACGACACCAGCGCCTGTTTTTCTGACAGTTCGCGCTCGATAACGCCTGCCGCGCCGATTTTTTGCGTTGGAAAATGCGTTTGCATTTCCACGCTGGCGCCTTTGTGGTACACCGTTAAACTACCCATCTTTTGCATCAGCAACAGTTGGGCGTCCGCTAAATTTCCGGGCATCAGCGGCGGATCGGAACTCTCGCCGCAGCCGCACGCCATCTGGCCGTCAGCCATTTCTTCGTCGTCTTCGCCCAATTCGACTTTCAATAGGCGAAAATCTTCCGGCACGAAGATGTCGCCCATGCTGCTGCGTAAACTGGCGCCCTGTTTGCCGTTTAAATGAATGCGCACGCCGTCGCGATATTTACTGTAATTCAACGGGTCGGTGTAGCAGCACGAGTCGATATGGCCCTTCGGCGGAAATTTGCTGTGATCTTCCATGTGCACTTCGTACGCCGTGCTGCCGTATTCGGTTTCGCCGTATTCGCGCAATACGCGAAACGGCACCGTGGCGTCACCGCGTTGGCCGAGCACCATGTAACGACTGTTTTTGGCTAAACTTTCGGCCTTGGGCAGCGCCTCGAACCACGACGTCCACTCATCGCCTTCGATGCGCGCTAGCGCAAACACCTGATCAGCGCGGATATTAATCCAGTCGCGTTTGCCGCCGTCACGCACGACGGTAACGAAATTTTCCCGCCGACATGCACCCTGCGGATACACCGCCACGTAGCAGCGTTCCAGCATGCCGGGCTTCACCAGTATTTCGTACAGACCGCTTTGTGTAGGATTAAACAACTTCTGTTCGACTTGGATGTTGTACGGAATCGAAACATTGTCGCGGTCGCGTTGATCTAAAATTAACACGCCGTCGCGCAGCAATTTTTCTTGGTCTTCTTCCGTGTGTCCGGGCGGCAGCGCGTCTTGTACGGTGAGGTCATATGTGATCACCCGCAACGACGCGAGGGCCGCCGGTTTTTTCGGCGCGTCGGACAATACACTGGCGATCTTCTTGGTTTCTTTTTCTTGCCGCACTTTGGCGGCTTTAATTGCGCCGCTTAAAACATCGAGTCCGTGAAATGCGTCAATGGCGTCCGCCAATTGCGGCGCGCGCTGGCAGGTTTTGACCAGTACGTCGAGCATGTCTAATTTGGCCGATTTTACAAACTCGGCAAAGTTTAATGTGCGACCTAAATCAGCAAAGGCTTCCTTAGTCGACATGGTGGCGGTACGCGCCAACGTTGGCATTACCGCTGTCATCATCTCTTTCAGCGTCGGCCGGGCGGAACCGAACTTGGCCGGACTGCGCGAGAGTTGCGTAAAATCAGGTTGGCGCTGACCAAACTGCGTGAGATTTTTGTCAATACCGCTGCCAAGAATACTGGGCTTGCGGTTAACAAGATAATTCACCCAATTTTCTTTGAGCGGCACAAACATGTCCTGATTTTTAATGTACAGGAGTTCGTGGCCCTTCAAGTCGCCGTTCAGAAAGAATACCGGCGCATACAACCACTGCGAACCGAGTTTAAACGCAAAAATACCGACAGCCTTGGTATTTTCGCGATTTCGGTCGATTAACTGGAAACCAATTTCGTGGTCCAGTAATTTCGGTGCCGAATCGCGGAGGTAGGCGTGCGCAAGATTGCTAAACGCCTGCTCAAATGATGCATCGTCACCGCGGCCGCCAATATCGGCAGTTTTGACGTTCGTGCGGTCAAATGTCCGCAAAACGTTACGCCAGTGTTTCCACGATGCTTCTTTGGTCTTTTTGTTGTACACAGCCACCTCCATGCGGCAAGAACGCGATTTCCTACCTATAATTTACATTGTTGTCGCCGGTTAATCTAGCCAAATAAGTTGGATTTACTTGGCGGATTGTTATTTTCAGGGAGTTTGGGCGTATTCAGAATTGACGAACTGGAATTCGGCGGCTCTGCTTTCCAGCCGCTCGTCGGGCCGCCAAGGCCGAATTGTTCGCCGCGGGCCAATGCCGGCACATAACTGCTGCTATTGGTATCACTGGTTAAACCGCGATGTACGCTGCCCAAAAGTCCGCGCTCTTGATACGAACCGAGCATGCGCGTCATCCAGTCCGGATCGTTCGAGATGTTCGCCATACCGCGAATCATTTCCGATTGAAACGGCGGCGGTTCCTTGTGGGCTTGTACTGCGTTAACGTTGTATTTCTGCAGCGTATCTGCGACTGACTTTGTAATACGGGTACCGACGGAATAATGCAGGGTCGGTTTTTCTAGATACTGCCCAATGGCTGATTTTGGCGGTAGTGCCGCGACGCCCGGGCGGGGCTGCCAATTGCGCTCCAGCATCGAGTACGGCACGACGTCATCTGGCGAGTATTCGCCATATTCATCGGTCATGCGCACATGATTAATCAGGCCACGGGCCACTAATTCAATGTTTCGACGGTGCGATGACACGCCGCTGTTTTTTAAGACATTGCGCATGGCCGATACAAAGTATTTGCGCCCTTCGCCCACGCCTTTGTGTTTTACTATCTCCGCCGGATTTGGCATGCCGTCAGACACAACATCGCCGGCTTCTAGCACGTCGCCCTTTTTTACGCTAATTTCGCGATCGGTCGGGACGTAGTGATCTTCGCCGTCAATTTGCACATAAAACCCGCCCTGCGCGGCCGGACGAATTTCTTGCACCGTGCCGTCTTTTTGCGCGTGCGTCGCACCGTCGGGATATTTTTTGGGCACCTGCACGAGTGCGTTGATGGCTTTAAAACCGCCAATGGATTTGGCGCCGCCTACGCCGCCAGAGTGTTTACTGGAGAGTTGCGACTGCGACACCGGCTCGCTGATGGCTTGCGCGGCGGCGATGCCAACATAGTCACCGATGGGCGGCAATCGGCTTTTTTCGCGGTAACCCACGTCTTTGGCGTAAACACCGCCGTCGTCCGGACCGCCGACGGTGGGACTGCGCACAAGAATGTCCTGTACACCGGACGCTTTAATATCCCGCAATATCTTAGGCGTCAGCACCGTGTTGCGTTTATACGGGCCGACGGACCGCGCGAGCAACGCACCCTCATTGTCTGGATCGTCGACGTCCGAAGGCATGCCACGATTTTCGGCTTCTTTCAGTTTCTCTTCGTCTTCTTCATCGTCGGCAGTGACCAGCAAACGATGCGCAAGTTGCGTTAATTGCTTGCCGTAAAATCCGGCGTCGGCTGTGGCAGTTTTAGTGTCGATAACGCCTTTGCGAGCGCCGAAAGCAGCCGCGAAGTATTCGGCGGGCGTGAGGCCGCGGCCATAACTTCGCAATACGGGCAGCGGAATCGGCTCGTCCTTGTGGTCGACGTATTGCAAGTCGGCGCCGATCAGCGAATTTAGCGAAAATTTGTTTCCAATGCCGGACCCGAGCACTTGATATGCCAGAGGATTGCCAGTGTCTTTCGCCTCATTGAAGACATCATCCACCAATTTTTTTTGTGAATCTGCCGCAAGTTTAAGTATTTTGAACGTGCGCTCCTTGTCCGACAAATTTGTATCGGCCAAAATTTGTTTTAATTGCTGCCGCACTTTTACGGCAGCAGTCTGCGCGGCTAGCGTCGAGCGGATGTGTTTTAAACCAAACGACAGGCCGCCGGTCGAGTACGCGGTAGAGTGCGCTACGTCATGAATTTTCTTCATCACATCGCGATATTTATCGGGATAACGCTTGGCCAGATCAGTCGCCAGCGAACCCATGGTCTTCTTGTCGAGCACGCGATTGTAGTCGCGCATATCCTCGGGCAGCGCGTCGTTAATTAGCAGTTGTCCCAGCGTCGTCTTAAGCATGGCCTACCTCGGCGGCTTTGGCTGGACGACTTGCGCTACAGTTGGAAAATCAGTCTCACCGGCAAGGCGCAGAATATTTTCAAAGTCAGGATCGTCGACGCTGGCAAAAATAATGCCATCAGCGGCGTGTGTCGCGACAAAGATATTATTTCCGGCGTCGTCTCGCAGTACGACGGTATGGGCCGGACGCTCTTCCGACTGAAATAAATACTCAGTGCGTACGCGCATTGTTAATACTCCGACAAAGAGCCGCGACGGCGCTGGCTTTTATTTGCAAATTTCCGCTGGTGTGTTTCAGCGGATCATCGGCAATATTTGTCGGAACCGGACGCCCGATGCGCGACGCGTTTTCTTCATTAAATCGCGACCACCAATTCGCGCCCTTCGCCATATCGTCCGGAGGTGGCGCACCGGGAGGCAGGGGTCCGCCGGGAGGGAGCGGACCGCCGGGAGGAGGCGCGCCACCTCCGGCAGCAGGTTGCGGCGGCGGAGGCGCCATCGGGCCTCCGGGAAGCGCGGCCTCGGCGGGCGGGGCGCCAGTCGTGCCGGGAGGGAGCACGAGCGACTCCGGCGCCACTTCGACACCCATCGCGTTCATAATCGCCGTCAACTGCTGTTGCATGTTGTACAGTCGATAATCCAACATCTGCATCATCTGCTCGGGTTTTAACTTCTGCTGTGGCTGCGCTGTGGGCGCTGGAGCCGGGGCGGGGGCGGGGGCGGGACCGGCCATTGCAGCCATCGGGTCGGCCATCGGGGCTGGCGGTGCACCACCAGCAGCGGCCGGATCGCCGGGCATGCCGCCCGCGGCCATCATTCCCGGGTCAACCGGCGGTACTGCGCCCATGGCTGCTGGGTCCATGCCCCCGCCCGGCGGTACAAAAGCAGATTTTTCCAGCGCTCGACGTGCGAGCGAAAACAATTCTGGATTGACCGTGTATTCCATTTTAAACTCCCGAAAACGACTACTCTTTATCTTCCACAATATGCACCGGCGTGTCTATACCGACATCGCCGCGCCGATAGGCCGCAATGGCGTCTTTGCGATTACGAAACACGCGCGGCTTCGCGGCATTATTCGTACGGCTCGACGCCAAGTATACCCCGGTTTGATAATCTTTGTTAGGGACATAGTGGGCTTTAAATTGCGACGTCGAGAATAAATTCTTGCTGGGCAGCATTTTTTCGACGGCTTCCTTGGCCGCGTCGTCGGTACTGGGCACGTGATACTGCATCGCGTCGCCGTCAAAATCCGCGCCGAAACCCTTGGTGATCACCGGATTCACTTCCATGACCTTGTTTTTGGTCAGCCGCGGATAAAACGCCATCACGCCATAACGATGCAGCACCGGCGCGCGATTGATCACGATAGGCTTGGCGTTCATTTGCTTATTCAGTTCGTCAAATGCGGCTTTATTACGATCGGTCACGGCCTGTAGCGCCTGCATTCTCGGCAAACCCCGGCGAACGAGGCCGCGCACGACGAACGGCTTGTAGATATCCCACGCTTTATCCTCGGGAATTGCGATTTCGTCCATGTCTAGGTCGGGATTGGGTGTAATCACGCCGCGGCCCACCAAGTCCACGGTTGATGACAGCAATTTACGCTGCATGGTGCCGAATTTGGGCGAGTCACCGAAAATCTTGTCGAGAAAGCCCCGGACATTGCGCTCGACGTTCTTGGGATGCTGTGGCGCGCCCAAACCCGTCACGGCCTTGAGCGAGTCGTATACGCCTAGCCGCTCGCCGCCATAATCAGCCACAAGGCCAGCCGATTCTTTCAGCACGCCGTTCGCTTCCAATAACTCCTTGTAGAGATAATTCGCGTCGTCGATCAATTGCATCTTTTTCGGCCCAATCGACGACACCGGGCGAAACATCGGTGGAAGTACCGGCACTTTCGTCATCATCCAGTCTTTAGGATGTAATCCAGACGCTTCGGCCCCCTTCAAAAAGCCCAGTCGCCGCACGGCCGCATCGCGAACGTTTTTGCGCGCCGATTTAATGTCTTCCCGCGCTTGATCGATGGCTTTCGGCAGATTAATTTTGCCCAATGCGTCGGCAATCGCCTGCGGGCCGGTTTTCTCGTTCAGCGGCATCGCACCCGAGAGCACATCCCGAAACTGCTTCTCGGTCAGGCCCAGCGTGCGGCGAATCGGCTCTTCCATGATGGGATTGGGCATCGGTTCATGCAGCGTGATCTTGCTCCACCGATTGCCGTTGTGGCCGCCCGTCAGCGTTTCGTCGAACAGGCCGCCACGCACCGGTTTTAAATTCCCCTTCCAATCGACGGTCTCGGCATTTTGTAATTCGCGGTCGCCAGCCAACTCGTCCACTGTTTTGTCAGTCATGGCCATAATGTGCGTCTTACTGCCGGTGCGCACAGTGTTAATTCCAGCCGCGCGCAATTGGCCGACGAACTTTTCGTACACATGCGGTACTTTGGGCAGCGGCGGATCATACCCGGCCATAAATTGCGTCCAATATTCGGGATTCGCCTGTCCGCGCACCATTTTGGCGTCACGAATGACTTTGCCAGCGCCGTGCGAAAGCAAGGCGCCGAGTTCCAGCATGCCGACGCGTTTGGCTCCTTCTGATCCGCCTTTGGCCGGCGTGCCCTCTGCCGTATATGACCCGATCGACCGGCCTTGGCCCTTGGATTCCGCCGTATGGTGCAATTTCATGAAAAACCGCTTGCCGGTCAGAATACCGGGAATTTTACGGCCGGTTTCGGGATCGGTGACGTCTTCTGTGTCCGACAGATTGTGCTTGCTTAATTCTTTCAGCGCAAACTCAACAAGATCGTTGTCCGAGTCGAAGTCTTTGATTTTGAACGGCCGCCCGGTTTTTTCAGCGACCTTGCTCAACGCGGCCTCGACAACTTGGGCCGGATTGACGCGAGTGACGAGACCCAACGGACTGACTAAAACCTCGAACGGATTGCCATCATTTCCACGCGGCATCTGATCGTCGGGAACAATTTCGGCCACAACGCCCTTATCGCCAAAACGCCCGGTCAGTTTGTCGCCCACCTCCATCTGGGACTTCGACTTGACGACCACGCTAACGCCCTTTTTCGTATGCTCGACGTCCGTGACAATGCCGGGCGAATGATGCTCCCACGTCACGGTTTCGTTGGCAAAATTACCGGCCCGACCGCGATGCACCTTGCCATACACCTGATCGCGTTTCTTTGCGGCTAAAATCAACGGGTCGCCAAAGTTAACCTCGGTGCCTTTTTTAATCGCGCCATTATCGTCGAACTTGTCGAGCATCTTGCGGTCATATTCGCCGGGAAACAAACTTAAAAATGCCTTCTTGCCGACATGTGAATTGTCGTCCCACTGTGCTTCGTGCTGATACATGTGCTCTGACGTCAGTCGCTTGGCCGCCGACTCAGAAATCACCACCGCATCCTCGTAATTCCGCCCGCGAAACGGCAGATAGGCCACCCGCAGATTCATGCCAAGCGCTGCCGAGCCGTTTGGATCAGTAAAGTTCGACGTCGCGAGTAATTGCCCGGGCTGTACAACATCACCCGGCTGCACCGTGGCTTTTTGCGTCCAAAACGTTTTGCGATTGAACGGCGCGTCGTTATACAGGTCAATGACGTCTTTATTGCCATTTTGGTCGCGCAGTACGATTTCATCTGGCGTAACCGACACGACCCGTGCCGGCCCTTTCGCGCGAATCGCGCCTAAGTTCGCGCCCATCTTGTCTTCGTGCGACGTATTGGGGTCGTCAGCAGTGGCTGACTGCACCAACGGCGACTCGGCATTGACGAGCGGCAACGCCTGCGTAAACATGCGCGCACCCATGATCACGCGCTGCCCTTTGACCATGGATTTCATCGGCACCATATTCGTCAACGACGAAAACGTGTTATCCATGTTGGGCACGGTATACTCAGCCTTGTCTTTTGGCACATATTTGATTTTGCCGTTCACAAGCGCCGCGACCATCGGCAGGTCGCTCTTTTCTTCCCCCGGAAACATCAGCGGAATATCCGCGAGTTCCTGTGGTGTTTTATGCTCGACTTCGCCGGTGCGGGCATTGCGTACGGGAATGACGAACGTATTGAGGTTCGTGCCAGATTTTCTCGCGCCGGCTGCGAAGCGCATGTCGACGCCGACCTTGCCGCTTTCTGGCGTTCTTAAGTAGTCAATAAAGCCAAAGTGGCTCGGCTGTACACTGCGCGACTCGGCTGGAATGGCGTCAATACTGCCGATGCCACCTTCGCCCAAACGCGTGACGCGTGTCTGCTGGTCGAAAATCTCGGCTGGATTGATCTCTTCTAAACTCGACCCCAAACCAGAGCCGATGAGCGCCGCGTTAATCGCCTTGTTGAACGTGCCGGCCGAAATATGATTCAGGCTCTTTTTTGCCGTGGCTTTCCAGAGTAATTGGCGCAGATTCGCGCGGTCTTTGATGAACCGCTCGGCAATTAAATCTTCGGGGCCGTACACCTGCTGAAACACCATGCTGTCGCGGTCGTCTGAATCGGCCTCTTTGCGATTGACGGCAATTAACTTTTTGGTGATGTCCAAAATCGTCTGCGGCGTCATGTTTTTGTACGGCGTGCCCAGCGTGCGCCGCGTGACTTCTTCGTCAAATTCGGTCTTGGCAAATTCCGCCGCGATTGCTTTAATTTTTCCCAGTTGGTCGAGATTGGGATCGGCTTTGTACGCCATACGTTTGTAAATCTTATCGATCGTGCCGGCATCACCCTGTTCCATGTTGGCGGCGGTGATCTCATTGCCCCAAGCGTCACGAATGTCTTTTTCAGGTATTCCCAGTGTTTTTAACAGTGGCATCAGCGGAATTTGCGCCTGACCGATTTGAATTTTAAATACGCCCGTTTTCGGGTCCATGTAATAGCGGTGCGAGCGGCCCTTTCCGGGCAGTGTATTCACGTGGGCTTCCAACTCGCCGTTTTCTTTTTCACGCGTGAACACGCCCGGCCGCAACCGCAATTGATGCGCCAGCGTATATTCGACGCCTTTGTTAATGAACGTGCCGGCGTCGCTTAAATATGGCACGTTGGCGATTGTCGTGGCGCGCGACGCGATGGCCTGCTGTGTCTTGTTATCGACCAGTTCCCATGTGCCGGTGAGTTTGCGCGCTAACGAGCCGTTGGTCAGCACGGCCCTTTTCTGCGCGGCCTTGTTAAAACGTTCCGGGCCAGAATAGCCGACGTTGGCGAGGCGCAGCGTGTACAGATCATTCTGGACCGGCTCGATATTCTGCGCGCTGTGCAACGCCCGATCAAAAATACTGGTGCGCAGCGCACCAACGTCGCCAAATTCGCGAAACTGCGGCGGGGCGGGCGTCGCGGGCAGTTGTTCGGGCATGCCGCACCTCGATATCCGCGAAGTTATCGCGCAATCTTAGAGATCGCCGCTAATTCTTCCGGATCAATCCACGGCGTATGACGCGAACGATAGCGTTTGCGGGCGTCTTGCGCTTGATCCATTGTACGACGCGCACTTTCGTTTTTTGCGCGGTGATACATATACGGACCGGCCAAGAGACCGCCAATAGCCGCAGTTGTACCAGAATAACTTCCTACGGTGCGTGTGGCGAGTCCAAACATTTCGTTGATGGCGTCGAGCCACGACCCCGCCGCAGTTTTTTCGTGCGCGGCGTATTTTTCGTACAGCGAATTTAACGCCGCTGTTTTTTTGTTTTTTTCTTCGTCTTCCGCGTCGCCAAGCAGCGCTTCAAAATACTCTTCGCGGGCATCGCTGACGATTTTTTCGCGGCGTGACCGTAAATCATTTACCCGCATTTTTTCGGCGAGCGCGTTTGCGCCGGCGTAAGAACCGACTCCGGCCAGCATGCTGGCGGGCAGGCGCAACGCAGAATGCCCCATATCAATAGAAGGATGATTTAAAGTAGACGAAAGCGTGTTGCCAATCGCAGTAAATGGGCCACTGGCGCGCGGCGGAAGCGGTGGAGTATTTCCGGCACCCGGCTCGGGCGGCGAGTTACCGACCAACGTGCTCGGATACGCCACCATACGGCCAAGCCGGTCGGCCACAAAGTCGGAACGTAACGCGTTGCCAACTAAACCAGCCGCGCCGCCACCCGCAGCACCGCGCAGAATACCTTTGAGTTTTTGACCGGGTTTAGAACTGACGGCTCCGTATAAACCACCTGCGCCGACGCCAAGCAGCGGCAACAGTATGTCGAGATTATCAAGGTCCGCAGTTTTTTCGCCGGCGGATTTTTTGCTGCGCGGCGAATCTAAATCGTCTGTACGCTCTTCAAATGACTGAGGAATTTGAAAACGATAGTCAGGCTTCCGCACTTTCGGCTTGGGCGGTAAAACAGGGCGCAAAGCGCGATCTCTGAGCAGACTAAACGCGCCCAGACCACCGCCCAGCCCCAGCCCTAGCATAATTGCCGTCTGCATTTCGCGGCCATACGGCACATAATGCTCATGTTCCAAGCCGTCGGCTTTTTTCTCTGCGTTTTGCGTGTGTGCGTGTGTGCTCATAATTATTTCGGCGGAATCATGCCGTAAACCTGACACCATTCCAGCCACACCCGGTAATGTTTGTTTTCTTCATCCCAGTGGTCGCTACGCTTATACAGCATGTACCAACCATTCACTATTTTATCGTTTATCTCGTCGAATTCCGCTTTTTGCTCCGGCTCCCACAATAAAAACATTTTGGAGCGAAAATCGAGTCGTACATCGAGATTTTCGATTTCTTCTTGCTTTAAGTCCGGCGCGTGGCCGATTCGTGACGCCACCGGAAAACCGTCCATAGTTCCCGGCCAATTTAAGTGCAGACCGCCGTGCTGCGAACCGCCCGGTTCACCGTAGTATTTGCGAATGCTCACGATATACGCCTTAGTTAACGACCCGATGCCGGCGGACGATACTTAATAGCACGACGGGCTCTCATACGCGCCGCCTGTATTTTGTACATATCCGCAAGTTCTTTCAGCCGTTCGGATTCAACGTCGGGGTCTGGCGGATTGGTGGCTTTTCCGATTGCGTGCCCCATAAAGCCGCCGGCTAACATACCGCCGGCAAATGGCGCGGCGAGCCCGGCGAGCGCCAGCGTGCCCGTGTCGAGCGCTCGTTTAATTCTGTCGTCTAATTGCTCGGCACTTAATTTTTCTTCAAGACACCGCTGAAGAAACCCGAGACGAAAGCATGTTTTATCGTCGTTCAGGTCGAGCGAAGAAAGGTCCATATCAATCTCCGGGCAAAATGAGTTTTGATGGCGCTTTTTGGCCAGCCTTCATTGTAAAGTCCGGAGTGACGTGTTTTCCAGTATTTTGGCCCTGCGGCAGCGGTCCCGGTGTATTGACAGAAAAATTCGCGCCCGATGCCAGCGATATTTTGCTGCGGCGGTGCGGACGATGGCGCATAAACCACGCGTCCACGGTCGGATCAGTTCGGTCGCCTTGCTCTTTGGCGTCGTATACCACCGCAAGCATGTCTTCGACCGCCTGCTGTAATTCTAGCCGGTCGGCGACGAGCCATTTCTTACCGGGATTTGCGGCCATAATGTGCCGCAACCGCTGCGCCTCGTCGCTCAACGCCTGCGCGCGCTGCAGAAATTCGCGCCGTGTTAAAACGTAAAATTCGCCGCTGTCTTCGTCGTGCAGGCAAATAAAACCGTTTTGAGCGTAGAACTTCAAACCACGAAATGTGTGACACTTACCGATTTTGGCCGTTTCCGCCATAGTGCACCTGTACAAAAATCTGACGCGGTAAAAATTAACGCGAAGAAGGAATATACCGCGTCGGGTCTGATTTGGGTACTTTTACACCGGCAGGAGCCTGCGGTACATCTGGTAACGGCGCTGGATGAAACGGCGGCGCGGATTTTAACGCCAGCGGCTGACATGTTGGGCATTTCGTCCAACCCTGTCCGTCGCCGCTGCGCACACGCCCGGTGCCCTCGCACGTTTTGCAATTGGGGTCCGGCGGAGTGTCCGGTTTGACCACATTATCGGGCAAAAGTGCCGCATACGCAGCCTCTGCCGCGACTTGACCAACATAGTCAACAGGCGGCGTCATCGGCAGTATCGGCGCAAATAACAGAAAGAACCACTCAAACATGTTATCAATCTCCGATTTTTGCGACACGTCTGTGTCAAATGTTACCGAGCGCGCCATAACTTTTGAGTTGCTTGGGCGGCCAGCCGTTGACGCCAGAAAACACAATCGTGTGCCGGTTCTTGATGTCAGACCAGAGCGCCCAAAACGAGCCGACAGGAATGTCAATATTTGTCTTGTAAATGCGCCGCGGGCCGTCGTTCCAATTTCCCCAACTGTTTTGGACCAATACCAATGGCTGACCGCCGTACAATGCCTTAACTTCTTCGCGATCATCTACGCCAAGATACGCCATCGCGTGCGCCCAAGAGCCCTTGCGGCGTGACACGCCCTGTGCGTCCCGTTGCGCCGAAAATCCCTCGCTGCCGCACGAACTGGCGCAATAACCGTTGTGTAACAAATCGCGCAGTTCTTCAAAACTGCGCACCTCGGTGGCCGTACGGACTAAATGATCTTGGCCGACTTTCAGCCACGATTCCGGCGGTGTTTTAGCGCCGTAAATACCGGCGTTGCGGCTGCTGTATTGAGTTAAATCTAAATTAAGTTCCGGATAGTTTTTGCGCAGCCACAATCCGCTTTCTTTCATCAATACACGCGCAGCGGCTGAGCATGTCCAGCCGTCACCGCCATGCCGGCGCCAGTTATAAATGGCTTCCGTGCTTAAAACACCGTACGCCCGGGCTGTTTCCGTGACATCCGGCGCGCCCTCGACGCGGCCCGTCACTTCGTCAGGAATACCGCTAGTAATCTCGCAACACATCGTGCCCAGTGCGGCATTCCGCGTCGACCATGACACGCAGTCGCCGCGACCCTGCGCACCGCCCGGAAGACAGCGCGGATACAACGAATAAATCTCCAAAAATGGCAGACTAAGTTTTCCCGCGCCAGACTCAGCCAAGCCGAACTGCGCGCAAGCGTCCGCACCATCTGGCACGCCCCCAGCCGCCAAAATATCGGCACGGAACGCCGCGTCGGCTTCGGGGTCGGCGTAGGCGCCCACGAACCCATTCTCATACGCCTCCACAACGTCAAAAACGCTGGAGAACATGACCTCGTCTTCGGAGTGGTCAGCCATGACTTGTAGACCCTTATTGAATGAAAACTTAACGCGCCGAAGCGATAATCACGTCGCAAGCCTGCACCAAACTTTTTTGCATGTCGGGCGTTACTGCAACCACATCTTTAGTGCCCACAGCAGTCGCAAACACGCGCTCGATTGCGACGTCGAGACCCGAATACTTGCCGGGCGTATCAATTGCCAACTGCAGTGTGTTCGCCTGCAAGTCGGCAAATTTTTCGGTCGTCGTGACGCGCTTGCCGCCGTCACGCAATAACACCGTCCGCAAACCCGTGTAGACGTCGACAATACGGGCTTTGTCGGCCGGTGCGGCAGATTTCAAAAGGTCGACAATTTCGGCGTCGCCAGTACCCGCGGGCACAACCGGCGCCGGCGTCGGAACTACCGGCACCGCCGGAAACTTCGGCAACGACAGGCCCTGCGGAAACATCAGCGAAAACAGCAGCAAAGCGCCCGCGATCCAAACAAACTTTTTCATGACACACCTACTTTGGTTAAATTACACGCCGTCCGCATGATCCGGATGTTCAATGATGGCTTTTAACAGCAGCGTGCACGCGTCTACACCGGTCGTGCAACCGACCTCCGCGAGGCGATTTCGCAATTCGGCCACCAATACCATGTCGTTTACACGCTGCCGCGAAACTTCGACCGACAAAACGCCGTCAACGGATTGCGACACAGCACCACCGGCCGCCCGCAATAACTGAATCACGTAGTTCGACAACACGCTGCCGTAAGCAACCAGCACCATTACGACAAAAATAACTACCGCAACAATTTGAAATTGACTCATAGCACATCTCCTAAAGATAACACCAGTATACCATTAAGTTTGCGGTACGAGCACGTAGGGCCGGCCGTTGATGAGCAACTGCCCGTGCACCGACAATGCCGTGTCTTTTTGCGCCGAATAGGGAGCAATACGCGCGCCGTACAGTTTGACTATTTCTTCCACATCACCCGGTTGCGGAGCGGTAACGTTTGGATCGTAATAAGGCGCCATTAAATTTCCAAAACTCAAATGCGGCAAACCCAGCGCGTGTCCAAGTTCGTGGCACATGACGGCCACGGCCATGTTAAACGACCAGTCTTCAGCCTCGTCATACATTTGATCGAGTTGAATATGCTCGTGAACTCCGCACGGCAATTCGCTCCACGCCAACGTACCGCCAGCGCCGTCAAGACGATGGCGTTTACCCACGCCGGATTGCGCGTAAATATTCGCCCGTTTTGGCGTATCCACACGCTTCGGCTCGATATCGCACACCTCGGCCCACTGTGAAATGGCAATATCAAAAGCCCGTACCACCTGCTCGTCGGTAATGCCCGGCATCGTAATTTCGTGATAGTACGTGATATTCTTCATCGGCCATTTACAAGGATCGGTCGATTTGCCGGTGATGTTGAAATCAGGCAAACCACAACGATGCCGCCGCAATTTGTGCGCTGTCGCTTCGTTAATTGCCCCGCTCGCCGGCAGGCCGCTGAAACGCTGATACGAGCGGACGGCTTTTTGTAACTCTGCGCCGTTCACTTTTTGCACAGCGGCCCACGTTTTCTGTCCGAAATAACCGTAGTTGTACAAATAGCGCAGCACCTCTTTTAGGGGCAGTACGCTTTTTGTTACGGCTTCGGCTTTTGATTTTTTCGCCATCACTTCATCCGAGCAAGTTGAAACAGTTGGTTGGCGGTATCGTCGCCAAGATGCTCACCGACATCGGACACCGCAGCAATCAGCGGATTTGACTTTGTCAGCGGCAGATTGTTCTCGGTGCAGTATTCTGTCCACAAATTGTTCAACCGCCGCCGCAGCATCAGTGTGCGCCGACCGTCGATTTTCTTGTTGAGCCGACTGAGATTCACAATTTCAGTCTCCTCGGTCTTTTGTCGGCACAAGTAAATGACCTGCAAAATGACAGAAATAATCGCAATAATGAGAAACGGGCCGAACGTGACATTCGGATCGTTTACGTGCCGATTCAGTGCCGATTGAATGTCATCGGCAAATCCGGACAATTCCGGTGACGCATTGACTTTTTGCTGCAACGATTCCAATTTTGCGGTATTCATGCGGACTCCTGTCGTAAACGTTCCACAGCCAGTGTTTCCATGTAATGGTATTTCGCTGCGATCATTTTTTCGCGAATAGCGTTGCGGCCGGCGATGTATTTCCAGACCAACACGCTGTTCACAATAATAATCTCCGTCGCGCCGATAATTGCCGTCAATGCCTTGTTGATCTGTTCGACATCTTCGGCGCTCAACCAGCCGACCAATACACCGACCGCCAGTATATTTGTCAACGCCAAACTTGTCATCGTCCAAAATTCCGGCGTCATCCACCGATCGACAAACGACTTCTCTTCCGCCTCGACAACATTGTTTAAATGCCGCAATTCAGCGACAAAAACAGAATTCGCAGATTTTTCCATCATCAGTCGTACTCCTTGTGTGTTTATCGTCGGCCAAAAATTGACGGCACGATGGCGTGCATCATGCCGCCCCACATTCCCATCTGCTGTAGTTTTTCTTGCCCGGCCGGAGTAAGTCCCGCCATGGCCGAAAGCGCTCGACCGGCCAAATTTGCAGTCGCTAAACCTACACCCGCGGACGCAATACCAGAAATCACGTCAATCGGGCGAATAATCGGCGACCGTTGCGCCGCGGAAATACCGGACATCAAACCTGTTGCCGCGGCAGCGTACATCGGCGGTGTTGAAAGTGGATTCTGCCGGCCTACATCTTGCCACGTAATCGCGTTAAAATTCGGCACCGACAGCGACGGCTCGAAGAGCGTGGCGCCGGACGAACCGGGGGCGCCCATGAACTGCGCTATTTTTGCGTCGTTGCGCGTAGCGAAACCTTTGAGAAAGCCAAGTAGTCCTTGCCTCGGATACAACCGCCGCGAGTTGGCATACGCATTGGCACCACCGAGTCCCAATCCGACTCCCGCGCCGGCCAAACCGAGCGTTTTCCGTAATTTGCCGCGTTCAAGATATTTGTCGGGAAATAAGTTTTCTGCCACTGTGCCGGCGCCATAACCCAGACCGCCGAGCGCCAAACCCGACACCAACGCATTAGTCAGCGGCGTCGGGCCGCCGAGAGCGCGCTGTGCAAAATCAAAACCCTGAGACACGTACGGTATACCGGCAGACTTGATGCCAATTTCTCTGTCAATATCGACGCCAGAAAAATCGGCGCGACTTCGCACGAAAAACTCGCCGGCTTTTTCTTGCGCACCGGCAGGCAGCGACTCGCGATAAATAATAATTGCGCCTGAGTCCGGCTGCCACGTAGCGACGCTGTCCAACAAATCACCAGTCTCGGCGGCGAATTTCGAATAGCGGATACCGGCAAGAATCGCCTGCGGCAATAACTCCGCTACGCGATCCGGCACCGCCCGCCACTGTTGCACAGCAATATCGCTCATCGCCGAAACATTCTACCAATAAGCGAGGCCAAAAATTTCAATACTACAACGATCCACGACACAAATCCGCTGATAGCAAAAAAAACCACTACCGGCACCGAAATCAACGCCGGCAACAATTGCCGAATATTCAACGAGCGCAATTTTTGCAAACCATCGAGCACGCCAATTTTCGGCACCGGAGGCGGCGTGACCACTGTCGGTTTTACCACAAATGTCGGTATCTGTTTTTTAAACCAGTCGACCAGTGCCACAAGATTTTTCGGTTGCGGTTTTTCAGATTTTGAATTGCTCATAACGCGGCCCCTAATTTGTCGAGTAATGAATCGCCGTGCCGCTCAATCAGTTGATCGGTCAGCGACGGACCCGGAAGTGTATTACGAAACGCGGCGATCGCGCGTTGTTGGCGATATGCAGGATCAAACGTTGCGCGATAATTTTCGTTGTTCCGCTCGGCCATCAACCGAAAATCACCGCGATTCTTGACGCGCCGCAAATAGTTCTGCACATTTGCCATAACTGGCTGCTGCCTGTCATACGAAATCGGATTTTGCGCCGCCAGCATGTTGCGCAAATTAAATTGATCAAGATACACGCTGTCGGCGGCTTTAACTGTCGGAGGAATAACCGCCGGATCGATGTGCAATTTGAATTTAGTTGGTATATGGCGCACGCCTTTGTACGGCAAATTTGGTTGATCGATTTGCCACTCAGCGGGAGCCGTCATCATAAGTCGGCGCACAATGTCATTTTTATGCGCATAACGTCCAGCGTCTGAATGCGCTTTCGCGGCCAACAGTTCGTCAATAATGCGCGGCCGCTTTACTTCTTCGGCTTGGATTTCTGGTTTTTCGGCGGCTGACACGTCGGGCACGATATCCGCGGTAACTTTTTCTTCGGTTTTTTCATTGTCGGCGGCGGCGCTACTTCGGTCGCTGGCGGTTGAATCAGACGCATGGCTGGAGGCTCCTTTTACGGCAATTTTACTGACGTCATTGTTTTGCAACACTTTTTTTCGCCGCGCGGCAATTGTAATGTGAAACGCGTGACCGTTGGGTAACGGCGCCAGCCCATAACTTTTGCGCAACGCCGCCAACGCTGGACTCGCCACCTGCAGTAGCCAGAGTTTACTTACGCCATCGATATTTCGCGGCTCAACTTCTGTTAAATGGCCCAACGTGTAACCGAACATGTGTCCGCGTTCGCTAATCTTGTCAGCCCCGATAGAGGCGACTTCATCGGCGTTCATGACTGATATATGCGCATTCAAAACGTCTTCCTTGACGTTCGGCACATTTAAAACGCCGGCTGTTGGAAGTTCGATGCCGGGTGCGGTCAACGCGTCAAACAGACCGCGGACCAACGAATTTGGCACCGACAACAATAGCCAGCCACTTTTGGCTAGATACAACCGGCCGGCTAAAGAATGGCTGACCGACGCCTGTTTGTTGGTGCGGTACAACCAGCCGAGCGCATTTGCGGCTTGATAGTCCGGCTGGGCGGCAAAAAATTCAGGCTGCCACGCCAGTTCGTTAAAAATCGAAACGCCGTCCATGGCAGCCTCGATTTCTACTTCTGAGAAACAATCGCCGGCTGGGCTGCGGTGTCAGCGGAAGTAATTTGCGCGCCAACGACGGCCTTGGCCGACAAAAACATAATCCAACCGCAAAGAAACGTTAGCGCACACGCCATCAGACTAAGGCGATTGCGGGAATGTTGGTCGGCTATCATCGTCTCCACGGTCAGCGTAGCGAGAGATTTCATCGCGGTCCCTTTCATGGTTGATGATGATCTTAATGCCGGCGCCCGATAACAGGCTGATCAAAATATCTGTAATTGTCGATCCACCCATGCCGGCTAAAACACAGACGCCGATGAGGCCGTGAATATTTGCGGCTTTTTGATAGTTTTCGTACCAAATGAGCGAAATCGCCAATCCGAGAAATCCCGAATTAAGCATCGCGCTGACAATAGTCAGTATAGAGATTTTTTTGCCGAAACGCAAAAGCGTCGCCAGCCCCGCAAACGCCGCCACCCCAAATGCGCCGATAAACACCGATAATGACACGATGATTGCATCAAACATGGCAAAACCGGATTAAAATAAAGTGTGTATCGCGAGCCCCCGCGATCCCCTTCCGCGGGTCCTGTCGAAACCGCAATCTCGACTTCACGGCGACTTTCAAAAGCAACGAATTGCTTCGTGTGATATTCGCCGCGCCTCCTTTCGTGCTCACGACTAAACCTGACCACAAGTCCAGCAGCGGCCGGCGCATCATGCTCCGGCTGCCGCCCTAACCGGCCGACCACCACGGCCAACTCACGATACACACTTTATTCTAACACAAAATTCCGCCAAACTAAATTCAACAGTAACTCAGAGGGGTATTGCTGCAAATACCGGCCGGGCTATTAAATTCGTCGTCCAACCATGCTTGTTCTACGAATTCAGGAAACACAGCGATCGATCGAGAAGAAAGTTTGTGCGGCGGAAGCGTCCACACGAATTGCGCTGTAGTTAAACTTGGCAGTCGTTCGGTGATAAAAAAAGCGTGCGCATTGATTGCGCACAACGCGTCCATCGCTTCTGCGTCGTCAGTGCAGCACCATAAACGCTGCCGCGATAAAAACGCCGGTTTGGCTAAATCATAGCCGCGCACACGCGGTAATAAAAATGCGCCGTTGCGGTAGGCTACTTGTACGCATACATGAAATCCGCGGTCGAGTGCGGACTGTACGTAAACAAGTGTGTTTTCTTTTTCTGGTACGCGCCCGTCGATATTACCAAGATGTGAAATTACAATACCTTCAAATCGAACCGGGCGCCGCATGTTACGCCTCCGTGCAAACAAAAAGGGCCCGCCAGCATAGCAGGGCCCTTTTCGTTTGTCCAGAATGCTAACAAAAAGAAAATGTGATTACAGCACCTTCGCGGCGATCAAACAGCCGCGCGCAACAGCGTGCAGCGGATCATTGGCGTGGCGCACTTCAGCCACCGGCAAAGGAAAATTGTTCTCGGTTAGTTTCTTGGCAAACATGTCCACAAATCCTTTCGCCTGACTCGTGCCGCCGGCGATAACAACCGGCAACGGATTTTTGAACTTGGGCAGCAATTTGTGTCCTGACATGGCCGCAGCAAGATTTTTTGTCGTGTAGTCAATCAAACGTTCGTAGTACGCCTGCACGGCAGCGAGTACCGCATTCTCGGACGGTGCGCCACCGATGGTGAAATCGCCGTGTTCTTTCTCGGCTTGTACCACGGAATCCGGCTCAGACGTCGCCACAGAAGCCATACGGTCAATCCAGTCTCCCGACTTGGTCGTCGAAAACATCACCGTCGGTTCGCCGTTGAGCATGACGCAGCAGTTCACCATGCCGGCGCCGCACGACAACGCCACGCCAGTGTAGTCGTCATTTTCGAGTTCCGAGTAACACAGCGCCTCGGCTTCGTTGATTGCGCGGGCGGCGTAGCCGCACTCGCCTAAAATCGTCCGCACAACGTCTTCGTGATAACCCACGTCAAAATCATCGTCGCCCTGATCAACAGGTTGCGCGGGCACGCAAAACACAATTTTTTCCTGCGGTTCTGCTGCCTGTCCGACCACCTCTTTGAGAATAAACGCCAATACGCGTTTTGCTTCTTTCTCTTTTGCCGATACTACGCCACGAAACATCGGACGCTTCGCGGAATCGTTGCGCTCCACGGCTTTTTCAATGGCGTCTTGGCCGAGCAAAATAAAACTGCCGTCGGCGTCTTTGACAAATACGCGGCCCTGCAGACCTTTTTCAATCATTTTGGTCGCAACGGGTGTCGTGGGTTTGATGATATAAAACGCGTCGCGAAACTCTTTGTACGCCACGTAGTCCACCATCTCAGTGTTATTGTCCGCTACCTGTTTGCGCGCATCGGACGCAAACACGATAAACGATGTTCCGACGTCTAAGCCTTTTGCCATGTTATTTACCTTTCAACTGAGAAAGTTTCGAAACCGATTCGTTGATTTTGTCAGCGGCGGTGATTGTCGTACCCACACCGGCGTTCGAACCAAGTGCCATTGCGCCAGTATCTATTTTTGTCACAAATTTGCGTTCGTCAATCTCGATCGCCGCCGATGGTGCTCGCTGCACGTCGTCGGTCGATTTAGATTTTCGAAAACGCGGAAAGCGGTTTTCCTCATCGTCGTCGCGCATATTTAACGCGCGGCCGGTGTCTCCAATTTCGTGCGTTGAGCGTAATAGCACGTAAATAGCGTCTAAACGCGCGAGAACATAACCGGCTAAAAATGCGGTTACGCAAAATCCCACAACGCGTAGTAATTCGTCAGTGTTGGCCATAATAATACCGGTGCCGCCATTATATACCCCCCGTAAAATGGACACAAATTACGGCTGCCACACTTTTTGCGGATCAACAGCCGTCTTGTGAAATACCGGTAATGTTTCGCACACCGGAAACATGTCTTCAAGTTTTTTAAACACGAGCCGATCTGTAGCGCCGACGCCTTCCGGCATGTCGTCGATCCAGATATCGACAGTGTAGCCGAGCGCCAGCGTGCGATCGCGTTTTGGCGAATGATCGCAAAAAATACAATCGGCCAGCAATGCAAACGTGCGCGGCCCGAATAGATTCGCTAGTTCAATTCGACTGTGCGGCGTATCCGTCCGGCCGGTGACGCACAGCACTTTGTGGCCGCGGCGCGCCGCCAGCGCGACAAACAAACGCCAAAACTCGATATCGCTGGTGAACGTGCGGTCGAAATCCAGCGCGATCGTCGTTCGCCGATATGGCGTCATAGCATCTCGTTTTTGTCGATCAAACGGTAGTCTAATTCAGTTTTGTGCTGCGGGCACAGCGTTTTTAACCAATAACCGCCGCTCGCAACACATACCGCACCCGGCGCGCCGCATATTTCGCAGGTGTTGTACGACAATGTTTCAGCGACGGAAATTGCGCCGTCAATAAAGTCGTCGCGACCAAAATCGTACACGCGTAAACCAGCAAATTTTTCTTTGATTTGCGTAAAAACATACGGCTCTTCAGATTTCCAGCCACCTTCGCGCATATGCTGTTGAATAGCGGCGCACATCGAAAAAATAATGTTGAACCAGCCGTCATCGCACTCGCAGCCAAATGCCATCAATGACTGCGTCAGCGGATACGTGCGACCGACAAACAAATCGGGAAATTTGACGACCAGTTCGTGTTCTTTTTCTGGGCTCATTGCTCGTGTGTCCACAAAAAATAGATCAGGCACAACACCATCACAGCCCCGCAAAGTTCGCTAAACAACCGAATGACCTCTGCGTCATTCGTCATAAGGGTAGCCATTTTCTGGATCGTCCGAATATTCACCTTCGTCTTCCGTGTCAAACCACGGCACAACGTCCGGCAGTGCGGCAAAATTCACGTCAGTTTTTGTAGTCACGATTTTGCGCCAAAAAATTCTTGTAACACGAATAGTCGCGGCCGGGCTGTTTATTGTCAAAATCTCGCGCCGTCCACTGCTGTTTTACACTCGGCGAATCTTTCGGCAATTCTTCGTCCGCAGATGGCGACTCTAACTCCGCCAGTATGTCCTCAAAAATTTCAAACGCGCGAGACGAGCGCAAAGAATGCAGTTCTTTCAAACCCTGCAATAAAAAGATCAATTTGCTGCGCGGTGGTGGATCGTCAGATTCGACTGCCGCCAGAATAGTCTCGATGTCGTCCGTGGTGTGCCAACAATCCATCAATGCTTGTTCAAGATCAAAACGATCGGCCATGATAAACTCCCTTTTAAATACGCCAACTGCCCGAGTAGGATTTGAACCTACAACCCCAGCATTAACAGTGCCGTGCACTACCGTTGTGCTATCGGGCACTATGTTTAAGCCAACATTTGCCGCATGTTGTCACGATCTTCGTAACTGTCCTGCAATTGATTCTCATAAAACACCGTCAAATAAGCCGCTTCGACGGGATTCGTCGCGGACAACGATTCCAACTGCTGCAAACGCAGCGCGTAATTGTCGATCACCTGCGTTTCTAGCGAGCAGGCGTGGCGTAAAATGTTGTGCGCATCGGTCATCTGCGGAAAATCATGCGCTTCAAGACTAATTTGATGCGGCGACAACAACACGTTCAAACCAAACAAACGATCGAGAAACTGCCGCACGTGTTTCATTTCGCTACGGGCGGCTTCGTCAAAAAATTCTTGATATTCAACGCGGTGTAATCCGCGCACTGCCGCCGCATGGTACAGATAAAACTGCAAATGCGTGCACTCGTTGCGTAAATCGGCGAGCATCACTTTTACGAATTCAGGCGGCATCGTGGGCGGTTCCCGTCTTTAAATAGTGCCAAGCGTTTTCCCATTCACAACCCGGATGAAACGTAATCGAATTTTTCGTTAAATCGACTGCGCTGACCGGAATGATGAAAAAACGCAAATAACGAATATGCACGAACACAAACACATCAATGTCATCAACTGTAAAGCGTTTGCGGCGAATTGTCGAACGTTTTTTGCCGCGGCGCACGCGCTCTTTGCGGCGCAAAAGCGAAAAGCAAAAACGATTACCGCCGTTTGCACACGTGCGCTGGCCGCGAACCTGCACGCGATTAAAAACTGTACCGTACACGCACGCCAGCGTGTCAAAACCGTTGTCGATCGCCGGTACGCACGGCAGGATGTCATTGCACAACATGCCGGCTTCGGCAAGTTTGTTCGCCGCAGCGCCGATTGAAATACTCGACGCGAGGCGAAATGCCTGTGGCGATTTTAGCGGGCGTTTACTGGAAGGAAAAGTTTTTCGGGCAGTCTTTGTTGGCGCTTTTTTACATACTGACTTAGTTTTCGCGTCCATGCCGCACTCCGTTTTGTCTTCCGTAACAAGTGACGTTTCGAACGTCTCACCTTGTTCGCAATCGGTCGCACAGAATATGACCTCAAAGGCGCTTTAAAATTGCCGCCACCAGTGGATGCCGAACGACATCGTCATTGGTGAAACGAATTTCGGCAATATTCTGCACGCCTTTGAGTTTTTGTGCAACCTCCAACAACGGATTTTTTTCGAAATGCAGATCGCTCTGCGTTGGATCGCCGGTGACGATCACCTGCGTATTTTGCCCAAAACGACTCAAAAACAACTTAATCTGCTGATATGACGCATTTTGCGCCTCATCAAACAAACACACAGCGTCATTGAACGTACGGCCGCGCATGTAGCACAACGGCGCAAGCACAATGGCCTTATTGACGTATTCGCGCTTCGGCCCAGTTTTGCCAAGAAGCGTTTCCATCGTGTCATAAATCGGCTGCATGTACGGATTGACTTTATCGCCGTATGTGCCCGGTAAAAACCCAAGTTTTTCACCGGCTTCTACAATCGGTCGCGTCAATACAATTTTGCTCTTGCGTTTCTGCAAAACTTCATTGATCGCGTAGGCCGCGGCCAAAAATGTTTTGCCAGAACCAGCGGCGCCGAGCAAAAAAGTAAGCGTATGGTTGCCAATTGTTTTCCATGCTGTTCTCTGATTTGAAGTGCGCCATTCAATGTTTAAAGGCTCAATTAAAACCTTTTCGCGCTCGGCCGTGTCCTCTGCGCGTCGTTTTTTTCTGTTCGCGGACTTTTTTGCGGGTTGTTGAGCCATTATCCGCCCTTTCCTGACTAGAAGTTAGTTCTTGGATTTTTTGCCGCTTTTCATCTCCTTTTGTGTCTTTTTACTGCCCACCGGCCGACATGATCCACGCGAATAGGCTTTAGCGCCCGGCACCGGTTCATATCCAGCCCAACAGCGCGCGGCTTTCATTACAACCGCAACACATTTTTTTGCGGGCGCTGTTGTTGGTTTTTGCGCGGTCATTTTGCGCAAATTCAATCTGTGTTCGCGAAGCGCTGTTTCCGGACGCCGCGTAACGCCGCGAGATCGCTCTTCGCGAATGTCGTGCAGTTCTTTTGCGTCCATTGCGTTGAACGCCCACTTTTGAATGGCGGCGTTTGTTTTTTTCATAAACGGCAGTTGACTGTTTCGGGCGCGCATCAATAAATTTTCTGCATTCGCTGACGCCCAACTGCCCACGCTCTTCGCTGTATCTTGTACGGTTCGCATTGTGTCTCCGGCATATTGTTTAACGTCTTTCACAACGCCCGGGATACCGCGCGCATAACGTTCCGCAACGGCGCCGGGTAAACCCGTCATTTCTGAATAACTCTTTGCCCGATTTAAACGCTGCTGCAACGCACTTTCTGGATTGTTGTACTGCGTTAAAAACTCTTGCCCGTTTTGCAAAATTTGTCGTGCGTCGTCGATCGAAGTAATGCTGGGATCGAGACGGCGCATCAATTGCAATTTTGCCGGCTCCGGCAACGGCGCCTGCATAAGTTTTGTCAACGACTCAACTTGTTTCGGGAGTTCGGCTAATTGTGTCTTTACATTTTCGCGCGTGTTGCTGCTTGAATTATCGCCAACGCCGATACGATCGACAGCGCCTTCGCCGCGTAAACGACTAAAGTCAGCCTTCTCGGGCATTGCGCCGAAAAACGTGCCGGCGTTGTACGCCGCGTCGCCGACCATGTTTGCGGCATCTTGGCCAAATAAACCGCTGCTTGCGCCAGCAAGACCGCCTACGCCAATTCCAAGCAAGCCGAGCAATCCGGCACCAACACCGCCTTCGCCGAAAAGCGCAGAAGCCGTAGCAAGTAATCCACCGCCGAGACCCAGTCCGGTGACCAATTTCATTTCAAACGGCATTTGCTCCCACTGATCTGTCACCTGCCGATACATACCGGCCCACCCTTGCGGTGTCGAAGCCGCGGCGGGATCAGCGGCGGCCAGTTGTCTCGTTCGCGACGAAACAAACTCATCTCGTGTCTGCTGGAACTGTGTCGCAAACGCCTGCGCCTGCGGCGTGTTTTTATTGCCCGACACAAAATCCTGCGCGCCCTGAAGCCGATCAGCGTTCTCGCCAATCCAGCCTTCTAAACGCTTGGCTAACTCAGCCTGCTGTTCCGGCGGAACTTTACTGTTCTGCGGCAACATCGTCTGCAACTTCGTCATGATCTCGCCGGCGGTCATCGGCGCCGGCGCTGTTGATTCTTCTTCATCAAACGGCCGACGTGGCGGAGAAGTCGTCGGCGCTGTTGCTGCTGGCGTTTCTGTTGCTGCTGGTGGTGTCTGCGTTGGTGGTGCTGGCGTTGCCGGTGGCGGTGCTGCTGCTGGTTGTGCCGGTAGCGGTGCTGTTGGTGCCGGTGGCGGTGCTGCTGCTGGTTGTGCCGGTAGCGGTGCTGTTGGTGCCGCTGCTGCTGGCGTTTCTGTTGCTGCTGGTGGTGGCTGCGCTGGTGCTAGCG